GAAGCTATCCAAGGTGTGTTAGAAGATATGAAGGCTGAATCTATAGAACTATGGTTTCGTTCCACACTCTTCGAGATGTACTTAAAGGAACCTAACTACTCTGAACTTGCAAGGCAAACACAGATACCTCGAACATCTATTAGTAAAGCGGTTGACGAAGCCAGAGAGTACATTAAGCAAGTTTTAAATAATAATAACATTAACTATGAATAGTATTATAGAAATCCTAGGCTTCGCTGCTATAGGTCACTTAACCACAGACTTTATTAGTTCTTTTGATTTACCAGAGCTACCAGACAAACCGTTCCGTTGTGATATGTGTATGACGTTCTGGATTGCCTTAATACCTATGATGGTTCTACACGGTTTCCATGGAATACTAATGGCCGGTATTTCAAGTATACTAGCTAACTATATTTACAAATGGGTATGATGACACAAGAACACATTCAATACGTAAGAGACAATATGTTATTGTTTACTACTAGCCGTAGGTATTTACCAGAAGAGCTAACACAAATCTATGCTATTTACAATGCCATTACTAATGAGCGTAAAAAGACTACGAGCTGTGGAAGGTGCCTCGAGGCCGTAAAGAAACGTATCATACTAGAATATAATAAAACATTATGATAAAGCAAGAAATCACAATTGACGGTAAAGTATTTACTGTAAGAAGTTCAACGCCTCACGGTGTTGCAGCTGGAATCAAAGCACTAAAACAATCTGTTAAGAGATTGAAGAAACAAAACAAAGAGGAAGATAACGATGCCATTTAAGAAAGACGATCCAAACATTAACCGTAACGGTAAACCAAAAGGACCTAACAAGGTAACTAAAGAAGTCCGCGAAGCTTATCAGAAGCTAACCGAGGATAACTTAGAGAACATGTCGGTTTGGTTAAACCAGGTAGCTGCTGATAATCCTGAGAAGGCAATGGACCTTATGCTTAGACTATCGGAATATGTGATCCCCAAACTCGCACGTACTGAGGTTACCGGCCAAGATGGTGAGGATTTCTTCAGAGGCATCTCATTTAATTTTGGGCCGTCTATAAACGATAAAGACAACCGCCAACAAGATGAAACACTTTGAGTATAAAGTACTTCGTGATGATAACACATTAGAAGCTTTAAACAGAGAAGGTAAACAAGGATGGCAAGTAGTCTCATATGATTACAAGCTTGTCTTATTAATGAGAGAGTATGAAGATAGTGCAAGGACCTGATTTACATGCAGGACAACTTAGAGCAGTAGAATTAATTAAAGGTACAGCCAAGTACGTTACAGTAGTTGCGCCACGTCAAACTGGTAAGTCGTTCCTAGCTATGCAAGTAGTTCTTTATTGGGCTTTGAATAACCCAGGTGCTGAGATCTTCTGGGTATCACCTATCTATGCTCAAGCTAAAAAAGTATTCGACCAGATCTACGATGCGGTTTATCCATCAGGGTTACTTAAGTCAGCTAATAAGTCTGATGTAACTATAAAGTTTAAGAATGGTTCGAAGCTTCTATTTAAGTCAGCAGAGAGACCTGATAACTTACGTGGTTACACTGGAGATTTCATGGTAATTGATGAAGCTGCTTATATGCAAGATGAAGTTTACAAAGCGGTCTTACGTCCTATAATGTTAGTTAAAGGGAAAACCACACTTTTTATTTCGACTCCACGTGGATCTAACTGGTTTAAAGAGATGTATGACTTAGGACAATCACAAGATGATGAAACCTCAGACTACACTTCATGTAGAATGCACTACTCTGATAACCCGTTTGTAGACCCTCAAGAAATTGAGAATGCAAGGTTAACACTACCGGCATCTATCTTTGCAGCAGAATACGAAGGTTCTTTCGAAGACTCTGGACGGAACGTCTTTGACCTCACAAATACTAAAACATTTGATAGTTACCCTAGACCTCAAGGCAAAGTAGTGTGTGGAATCGATTTAGGTAGAGCTAATGATTATACTGTAGCTACGTTCATGGACTCTAAGGGACAGATAGTAGATATCTATAGAGATAATCTCCGTGACTGGTCTGAGATGGTTAAGGCTATCTTAGAACGCGTTAAAAAGTGGAATGCCTCAGTACTCGTAGAGAAGAACTCTATTGGCGATGTAATTTTTGAGCAAATAAAAAAACAATGGGTAGATACACATCCTTTTAACACTTCTAGTTCTTCGAAGAAAGAAATCATAGAAGGTTTAGTTATAGATTTAAATGAAGGTAACCTAACACTACCGTCCGAGAATCTATTCCCACCAATGTTGTTTGAATTAAATATCTATGAGTATGGATATTCCCCTAAGACAAGACAGGTTACCTACTCCGCTCCTTCAAATATGCACGATGATGTTGTAATGTCTTTATCGATTTGTAACTATCATAGGAAGCAGAACCAGAGTTACGGCACTTATGCAGTACTCGGAAGCTATAGGTAGTTCATATCCCTTAACAATTATATTTATTATAGATGATAACAGTAAAAGTAAACGATACTAAGTGGAAGATACCCGAAAGGATAACTATCAACGAGTGGTTAACTCTACAAAAGTGGGACTTTGCTAACGAAGCACATTGGCCTTGGATTATTAACTCAATCTCAAGCATTAAGGTTTCAGAGTTTGATGGAGCTCAAGAGGATTCGATGCAATTGTTTATGGGATTTGTAATCTCGGCAGTTAACAAAAGAACCTTAAAGTACCAACCAGACTTTAACGAGTTAAACTTTGGCCAGTTCGTAGACTTAGATTGTTATATCTCGTTAGGTGTTGAGAAGCACATATTAGATATACTTAATGTACTTTCTGTGGATACGCCATGGGCCGATGAAGCATTAGCAACTATCGAGCAGTATATTAAATGGAGAAACACAATATATAAGCAGTACAAGACTTTGTTTGGTTTAGAGGATTCAGACTTTGATGCAAAGCCATCAGATGAACCATTTAACCCTAAAGAGGTTTCACGAGGCTGGTATAACGTTATAGTAGATTTAGCGAATGATAACCTACTAGATATAGATAAAGTAACTGAGGAGCCACTACAAAAAGTACTAACGTTCTTACAGATTAAAAAAGAAAAAGCTTTGGCAGCTGCTCAAGAAGCCCGCAAAATTACAAACAGACAGAGATGACATACAAAGAGATCATAAACAGATTTAGAACGGCAACAGAGAACCATTACATGTTGCAAGACTTTGGCTACGGTCAACTATCAGACTTAAAGACTCAAAGTCAGTTAGGTCCAGAAGAACAAGGTGTGGATTACCCGTACTTATTCTTACTACCACAAGCACATAACAGACAAGGTCCTGTAATGAGTTACACATTTAATATGATTGTAATGGATATGGCTAGAACTGAAGAAGGCGATGTCTACGATAACTACATTTCAATTCAATCTCAATGCCAACAGTATATCGATGATATTTTAGCTTATCTTTATTTTTCTTACAAGGACCAACCAGAGATTCAACTAACTAATATTCAGTATAACGCATTTAAAGAGAAGTACCAAGATGAGTTAGCAGGTATGACAGCAACTATAACTATTCAAGTACCAACACCACTAAACGATTGTATAACACCAATAGTTAAATGACACCAGAAGAACTAGCAGCAGAATTAGGTCAGTTAGGCGATGCACTATCAAACCCTCAAGAACTCTTAGCTGAGCTTGGCGATGATATTGTTACGCGTATGAAGGCTAATGTACCGGTAGATACTGGAGCGTTAAGAAACTCTATTAGATGGGGATTCAACGGTCTATCTGCTATTGAATTCTTTATGCTTGACTATGGTCAATTTCAAAACTACGGTGTACTTCCACAATACAACACAAGAAGTTACCACAAACCATTTGCATCAGAGTTTGGAACTTACAAACAACCTATTGCAAACCCAGAAGGAATATTCGGTATGTACAGAAGTAGAGCATTCGGGTTACCTTCTAGACAGTTCTATGATGAACTACAAATAACAGACTTCATTGGTTCACAATTCCTTGAAGATATAACAGTCGAATTTTAATTATGGCAGCAACAATCTCACAACAACCGCAAGCAACTAACGGAGCATACGTACCAAACGTTTGGGTTTTAGACGGTTTAACAACAGAAGATAGATACGTACTTAATGTACTTATTAACGGTACTATCGTATCTACTATCAAGCAACCAGCTAACCCGGCAGGTGTTGGAATCTTTGATGTATCGAAGATCTTACAATCATACCTAGAACCAGGTTTTGTAGAGTTAACTCAATTCTTTGCAAGTACTCCAGGGTCATATATGTCTTACCAAATACAATACGGTACAGAGACTGGAACATCAGTAACTATTGATGGAACGTCTATAACTAAGTTTGTGATCAATGCAACTGATAATTGGAGAACTCTAAACATGGATCTTTCAGACTTTATACCGGTTCCTGTTGCTCAGCTTTGTGAAAACTCAAATATTACTGCAAGGTATGCAAGTCCATATAGCTTCTTAACTAACTATCCAGGTGATTACACAGTACGCTCGAATGAATACAAGACTCTAAGTTTCTTTGCTAAAGTAGATGTAGGTGGTACTAACTTTGGCCCTAACGCAGCGCCATTCTTTGCACACGTGGAATACTACAATGGTCTAACTAAAGTACTAGAAGTAGTATTTACAATCGGTTCTGGTTACGGCTCAGATATACGTACAAACTGTCAAGATATGACGGTTAACCTAACTAACAACAACTCTATTACTACAATGGGTGTTGGCCCTCAAAACTTTGCAGACGCTGGAATTACTCCACCTGCTCATGATAGATACGAGATCCATATACACGCATACAACAACTGTGTAAACACAACTATTGCAGACTGTCAAGACTTTAGTGAGATTCTAGCTGATGGTTACCTTGGCGACATTATCTATGAAGCTTCATTTACTATTGATGATTCTTGTGAGAAGTTCGAACCGGTTACCGTATCATTTATGAACCAATACGGAGTAAAAGATTACTTTGATTTTACTAAGAGAAATACTAGTATAACAAATACAAGTAGAAATAACTACACTAAAGTTAATGGTACTTGGTCTTCTTCATCTTTTAGCATAAACCAACATGGTCGTGGTAAGACAGTATTCTCAAGTGATGCAACAACTTCAGTTACAATATCTACAGACTGGATGGAAGATAATATATCAGAATGGCTCGAAGAGCTTTACATTTCTCCATCAGTACAATTATACATTGATGGTCAATGGGAACCTTGTGTAATTACTCAAGCCTTATATGAAGAAAAGACATACGCAAGAAACCAATTATTCCAGCATGTAATTACAGTAGAATACGCAAACAACCAGAAAATTCAAAGAGGCTAATATGCTACAGATATACGTATATGATGACACCGGTGCTAGATACGAACTAGACCTTTACAAAGAAGAACCTCTTAAGTTAACACTATCTGTAGAAGATACAAAGGATTTACCAAGAGTTAACTCAGCGTTCTCTCAGTCTTTTAGAATACCAGCCACACAAACTAACTCTAAGGTATTCCAATGGTGGTACGAAGTAAATACAGTAGACTTTGATATTACGCGCCGTGTGGCCGCTGATATCTATGTTGATGGGCTATTCTACAAGTCTGGTCATATCAGAATTCAAGCAGCATATGTAAATGATGATACTTCACAAGTAGATTTAGAGATTGTATTCTTTGGAGAGACCAGAGACTTTGCAAGCCAGATTGGTGAAGTCACTCTAAATAATTTAAATCTAACAGCTCTTAACCACAACTTAAATTTAACTAATGTACAAAATAGTTGGGACCTTAACCTTGTTAATGGTAATGTAGTTTACGGTTTAGCAGACAGAGGTTACTCGTATACAGATGCAGGTGTAAATGAGCAAGGTTCAGAGATTGCAGATACTCAGCAACACAACGTTTCGTTTCAGAAGTCACAACATCCGTTAGACATCTCACAGTTTACACCATTCATACGTGTTAAAGCTATCATCGATGCTATCTTTGCACAAACCGAGTACTCATACTCTACTGATAGTTTCTTTAACACAAGTTTGTTTGAAGATCTCTATACTGATGGTTTACCAGATGCATCGCCAGTAATTCAAACAAAAGAAGGGTTTGTAGACTCATTGTCAACTGGTCAAGACTTTCGTTTTACTGTAGATGTATTGTTTCCTAATGAAATAGAAGATCCATCCGGTATTTTTAATGAGCAAACTAGTAGATTATTTATTCCATCTACTGAAGTGTATGATATTTCTACAACTCTTGATTTAAGATTCGCCAGAAGCATTCTAAACACTACAGTATTCTATAGAGTTAATATTATTAGAAGTACTAATGGTGTAGAAACTGAACTAGCTACTACAGGTGATTTAACAACGCCAGCTGGTATAATACCATATAACACTACTGTAAATCTATCGTATGATAACGGCGGTGCACCTATACCTCAGAGTACTGGTCCTGATGATTACATATTTGTAAGAATAGTTACTACTTCAAGCAATCACGAAATTAAAGCTGATAGCTCATTTGTAGTAACACCTGCAAGTGTATTAAACCAGTTTATAGCTGTGCCAACTCTAATGAAGTACGATATAAAATCTATAGACTTCCTAAAATCAATATTGACTAAATTCAAGTTGATTATGGTCCCTAACCCTGATAATGAGTTTGAGTTCATTGTAAAACCATGGAAAGATTATATCGGAAGCGGTGATAGACTTGACTGGACAGAAAAACTTGACTTATCTAAAACCGTTCAACTAAAACCAATATTCTTTGAACAATCTCAGGTGATCAATTTTACAGATCAACCAGATGAGGATATGCGTAACAAACCCTTCCAAGAAATACAAGGTCGTACATATGGAGAATTGCAGTTTGACTCACAAAATGATTTACTAGTAGATACTAAGACTATTGATACTGTCTTTGCTCCAACTCCAGTAGATATTGTAATAGGTTTTGATCCAGCATCAGAATTCGTAATACCATATCTTGCAAAAGAAGGTACAGAACTAGCAGATCACGGTACATTACAAATACTACCAATTAAACCTAAACCAAGATTATTATTCTACAATGGTAAAGCGTTACAAGGTACTAACGAAGCCTGGTACTATACTGACGGAACAACAACGGTTCACAATACCACTGATTACCCAAGATTTACACCATATTCAGTATTTCCAACTGATGCCACTACAATCAATCTAAATTGGTTTAGAGAAACTCCATACTTTGCAGGACCAAATGACGGTAAATCAGTTTACGAAGAATACTGGAACATATACATCCAAGAACTATATAGTAAAGACGCTAGAGTCATGACTGCATACTTTAATCTTGATTCAGAAGATATGAGGATCCTTTCATTTGATGATCTTATCTTTATTAAGAATGCATACTGGAGAATACTTAAAGTCTACGATGCACCACTATCAGAAATAGCAACGGTTAAAGTTGATTTAGTTAAAATCCTTCAAACTCTAACATTTGCTAATGGAGGTACTCCAACACCAAGCGGTGGAGGTATTGATGAAATTATTGTAACTGGAGGTGGCGGTTCGCCAGTTGAGCCACCAGGTGATGATACTTGGGGCGGTAATGATAACAACTACGGTGACGATGATAACACTTGGGGAGGTACAACATACTTCTATCACACGGTTGAAAACTGTGTAAACCCAGGTGACACATTTGTTGCAAGACATTCATCACTAATAGCTATTGGAGATAGTGTTCAAATGAGTGGTGTAATACACGCAGGCGAATGTTATGAAGTTATAGCGCATACAGTTGCACCAGAAGATACAACAGTATTAGCAGTATTCCCAGATTGCTTCAGTTGCGCACAATAATACTTCAAAACAAACAAGATTTATATTTAATATTGTATGGCAGATAAAATAGTTAAAATAACCTTTGAGATCGACGGCCTAGAGCAGTCGGTCACAAACATAGATGATGCTAAAGTTGCATTACAACAACTAGAAGCACAAGCTAAAGAAGCAGGTAATGCTGCTGATAATGCTGCCGATGACTTTGATAAGTTAGGTGATGCATCTAAAGACGCTGGAGAAGCTGGTGAAGGTGCTATATCAGTACTTGACGAAGCAACTGGTGGACTTGCAAGTAGATTTAAGAATGTAATTACTGGTGTAGGTAAGATGGGTAAAGCCCTAAAGACCTCATTTAAAGCTGGTGTACAAGGTGCAAGCTCACTTAAAAAAGCTATTATCGCTACAGGTATTGGAGCTTTAGTAGTTGCCTTAGGTTTAATTGTTGCATACTGGGATGATATTAAAGGTTTAGTATCTGGTGTAAGCAAAGAACAAAAGGCATTAAATGCTGCAACCGACGCTCAAGTACAATCACAACAAGATGCTTTAGATGCTATTTCAGCACAAGAAAACTCATTACGTTTAGCAGGTAAATCTGAAGATGAGATTCGCCAGTTAAAGATTCAGCAAACTAAAGAAGTTATTAAAGCAACTGAACTTAGTTTACAAAATCAAAAGAATACTAAGAAAGCGCAAATAGACGCAGCGGAACGTAACAAGAATATCTTACAAGGTATTATTCGTTTCTTAACACTACCACTTACTCTATTACTTGCAACAGTTGATGGATTAACATCAGCACTTTCAAAGATACCAGGTATCGATATTGCTACTAATCTTGAAGAAGGATTCTCAGGTGGTATTGCAGAAATGATATTTGACCCTGAAGAAGTTGCAGAGGAAGCAGATGCGACAATAGCAGAGACTGAGGCGGCCCTGATTAGGCTTAAAAACCAAAAGGATGGTTTCATATTACAAGGACAAAAGGCTGATGAGGATGCAGCTAATAAAGCCGCAGCAGCTAAAGAAGCAGAAAACGCTAAAGCATTAGAAGCAGCAAAAGCAGCTGCAGAGAAATTAGCAGCAGAAGAAGAGAAAGCTCGTCTAAAGAAAATAGCAGATGCTCAGACGGTAGCTGATATGCTACTACAAGCTGACCTTGACCTAATTGAGAGTGCATATGAAAGAGCACAAGCTGAGTTAGAGATTCAACGTCAAACAGATATTGCAAAGATTACTGCAGCCGGTGCTACTGCTGATGAGATTGCAAGGATCAATCAACAATATGCTAACAAGGCTAACAAACTTGAACAAGAGAATGCTGAATTTAAGAAGCAACTTAGAGCTCAAGATGTCGATAACGCTTTAGCGGCAGGTAGCCAGATACTTGGTACTATTGTTGGACTATTAGGTGAAGGTTCAGCCGCTGCGAAATCTGCGGCACAAGCTCAGAACGCTATAGATACTTATGCTTCTGCTACAGCAGCTTACAAGTCTGTTGTAGGTATACCAGTTATTGGTCCTACTCTTGCACCTATTGCAGCCGGTGTTGCCGTAGCAGCAGGTATTGCAAATGCTCGTAAAATTGCAGCAACAGAAGTACCAGGTGGTGATGGTGCAGCTGCACCAAACATATCAATTCCAGGTGGTGCTACATTTAATCCACAGCAAGCAGTTCAAACACCACAAGCTGGTAATAATGTTGTTACTCCTGAAGGAAGAACACAAGATTCAGCACCAGTAATAAAAGCATATGTTATTTCAAGTGATGTTACCTCACAACAAGAGGCTGATGCTAAAATAAATAACCTGGCAAAACTTTAATATATAGCTTATGAATAAGATAGTAGAACTAGTAATTAACTTAGAGGAGTTTGAATTTGAAGACCTTGGTGTCGAAATTCTTTCGTTAGTAGATAAACCTGCAATTGAAGTAGAATGGATGGCTTTCTCAGAAGAAAAAGCTATAGTAGATAATACAGGATTTGAAGCATATAAGAAGTTCTTAGATGACAACAAAGAATTACTAAAGAAACCAGGCGGTGGTGCAGCTGGTGATGGTGGTGTAAACCACGGAGAGCAAATGAAACTACTAAATGAAGCTGGTATTAATACAGAATATCCATTTGGTTACTGTTTCCAAGTAGCACAATTCTTATTCTATGCAACTGGTGGTTATTCTGGTGATTATGATCTAAAGCTAATCAAAGGTATGGAATACCAAGTAGGTGGTGTAGATTTTGCATCAACTCACTGGTACATTCAACATAAAGAAGACGCTACCATAGTAGACCTTACAGCATCCCAGTTCGATGGCTTACTTAATATCAATGATTACTATTCTAAAGGTGCAAGAGCTAATCTAGGGTTCCCATATTACAATGTAGGCGACAAGAAAGTAGAGTTTGAAGATACTGTACCAAGTTTACAAACACTTAAGCTATATAGCAAGTGGAGAGAGGATAACAAACAACTACCTGAGTTAGAAAAATACTATAAAGCTGCTAAATACGAAAAACTACGTAAAGACTTTACTGAAGCTTCTTTTGCACAGTCTACTAATGAAGTAGATGATGAAATTAAAGCATTCGAATCAGCACTATTAAAGTTAGCAGCTAATATAGGTGATGAAATAGATCCATCAGAAATTGTATATGTTGATGGTACTAAAGAGAACTTTGCAACAATAACTGAGATATTAGAAGGTATTAAAGCTTTAGATCTTTTAGAAAGAATACCTGCAGACTTAAGAGAGCAAGAAGGTGAGATTGTTTACAGATACACAGGACCTAGAGGTCAAAGAGGATTCTGTAGAACTATGGTAGGACTTAATAGAGTATACTCTAGAGCTGATATTACAAGAATGAATTCACTAAACCCTGGCTTTGGCGCTGGAGGTTCTCGTTCATATTCAGTATTCAAATACAAAGGTGGTCCAAACTGCCAACACTATTGGGAAAAGCTAATGCGTTACAACAATGGTAATAGAGATGTTCTTATTAGTTTAGGTACTGCTGAAGGTGATGCTGGCGAAACTAACAATGAGAATTATGGTTCACCTACTGGTTCTCTAACGAACAATGGCTATTTAATGTCACAAAACTGGTCATTCTCAGCAGATGATAAAATGATTATCACAGGACCTGCAATGATTCCAAGATCTTTAATAGCAAGAAGGGATGAATTAGGTAACCTATTCCACGTTTACTTCTCAGAAGAAACTATTGAAAAGATTGCACGTAAGTTCTTAGCAGATAACAATGCACACAATACTGATATTAATCACAATGGTGATGTAGTAACAGAAAACACATTACTAGAATCTTGGATTGTAGATAATCCAGAAATGGATAAATCTAAATCTCTAGGGTTTAATGTCCCTAAAGGTACCTGGATGACTAGTATGAAAATAAATAATAAGGAGACTTGGAATAAAATTAAAACCGGTGAACTAAACGGTTTTAGTGTTGAAGGGTCATTCTTAGAAATTGTACAGAAATCATGATAAACTCTACAAAAGATAGCGTAGCAAATTTAACAACAATAGCAGGAACAGGGGCAATGGTAGTAGGCTGGAATGAAATTTTAACTTTTTTATTAATATTAACAGGTATTGTCCTTAATATTATACGTATTGTAGAGATACGTAAAAGAAGCCAAGATTAGAAAACCATATAAGCTGAATTCTCAATAGCTTCAAAGCCTAACTCGTAATACCATTTACGTAGTTGTATAGTTCTTTTGATAAACATATTATAGTTAGGTTCGCCTTGTGAACAAGCTACTAGTAATAAATCTAATTCTTTAGCTTCTGCGATATCTTGTAACAAAGTCATTACATCTTTACCTAAACCTGAACCTCTTGCAGATCTGTTAATCTTGATACACCATAATTCAACAGATGTGTCAGACATTTCCTTAAATTCTAAGTGGATATCACCACATACAATTACAGTACGGTAGTTAACTTTATCAACCATCTCACCCCAATGTGTAGTGTGATTAATAACAGTGTTGTGATAGTAACCACTAAACTCGTATGACGCTAATCTAACGTCTTCATTTGGATACTCGGCTTCTAATGCCTGTTTAACTACCATAGTATATGATATTAAAGATTCAAAGCTTGGACGTGTATCAAGTAATGATACAAACTCAGCTTCGTCTGTTAACATACTAGGTGTTTCTTGTACCATTGTCTTGTTGACAAGAGCTTCGTACTTTTGGTGTTTGTTTTTAACTGTGTTCATGTTGTTATCTTTTTAATTACAGTACTAATATAATCATTTTATTTGACACTAAAAAACTTTTTGGCAATTATTTTGCAATTATTTTTGTCAATATTAGTTAAATATATATTTAATAATATCTGGGGTTAACTCAGAACTAAAAATACTTATTATTATGACAGTACAAGACATGGTTAAGAAGCTAAGAGTTATGCTCGCAGCTGACGAAGCGGTTGTAACTGAGCAAATCTTTGCAGAGGCAACTCTAGAAGATGGTACAGTTGTGTATACTGACGGTGAATTAGTGGTTGGAGCTACTCTTCTTATTAAGACAGAAGAAGGCGAAGAATCACCATACGCTCCTGAAGGTATCCACCAAACAACTGATGGAAAGTTAATCGGTGTTGGTCCTAACGGTGAGATCATGGAAATATCAGAAGTTGCTGAAGAAGCTGCTACTACTGAAGAAGTTGTTGAAGAAGCAATGGAAGAAGTAGAAGTAGAAGTTCCAGTATCTGAAGAAGCTATCCCTGCAACTGAAGAGTTGTTAACAGGTATTGCTGAAATGATTGCTCCATTCACTGAAGAGATTGCAGCATTAACTGAAGAGGTTACGGCACTTAAAGCTCGTTTCAACAAAATTGCAGACGAACCTGCAGCAACACCAATCAGAAATACGTTTAGTGAAAACAAAGCGATTAAAGATGAAATGTTGGCAAAAAGAATGGACGCTCTAAGAGCAATCCGCAAAAACTAAAACTAAAAATTAAACTAAATTATTATGGCATTTGGCTTTGACATCACAGCACTTCCAGCATATACAGATCAGCTTTCGCTAGATTTAATATCGAAGGTCGTACTTAAAACTGATCTACTTGACTACGTAGATCTAAGATCAGGTTTCACTTCTGGAACTGTATCTATTAACTTAGTTGACGCAGACTTACCTGTATCAGCTCTATCATGTGGTTGGTCTTCTGACGGTGAGGTAACTTACTCTCAGGTTCCAGTAACAATCGAATCTCTTCAATCTAAAACAGAAATGTGTGTTGAAGATCTACGTTCAGTATACCAATCAGCATTCATGAATGCAGGTACTGGTAACGATCAGATTCCTTTCGAATCAGTTATCTCTGAATCTTACTCAGACAAATTAAGAAAGTACAACGAAGGTTTCCTAATCAACGGATTCGGCGCTACTACTGGTCTTAAAGCACAAATCACTTCTGCTAACGGCGCAAACCTACAAGCTGGTACTCCAGCTGCTTGGACTGCTTCTAACGCTTACGAACAAGCTTTAGATCTTTATGATGCAATCGCAGAAGAGGTAAAAGACAGAGAAGACCTAATCATGGTAGTTTCTCCTGATGCTTACAGAGCACTTGTAAGAGCTCTAGTTGCTCAAAACCTTTACCACTTCAATTCAGTTGAAGGTAACGATGTTATGATCCTTCCAGGAACTAATGTAACTATCGTTAAGTCTTCAGGTCTTGTAGGTTCTAACTACAAATTCGCTGGTCCAGGTAAGATGATTCTTGCTGCTACTGGTTTAACTGATGAATTAGATACTTTCAGATTCTTCTACGACGAAGCTTCAGATGTTATGAAGTTCCGTGCTGCATGGAGACTAGGTGTAGGTGTTGGTCAAGTGAACGTGTTCGCGACTAACGATATGGCGTAAGCCAAACAAAACTATAGGCTAGGGGCTTCGGCCCTTAGCTTTTACTAACTAAAAAAAATCTGATTTATATGTCATGTTCAGCAATCACAGCAGGATTTTTAGACCTTTGTAACGACGGTACAGCAGGTATTGAGAAAATCTTTATCGGTAACGGTCCTGTAGAATCAATCACAGAAACAGCTGGTGTTATCACTGCTATTACTGTAGGTGGTTCAGCTATGACTCCAGCAGACTTTTTTGTATTCGAAACACCTCGTCAAGTAAGTTCAATAAGCGAAACTACAACAGTTTCTCAAGAGAACGGTACGTTATTCTTTGACCAACAACTAACTATGGTTTTCAATAAGATGGAAGCTACTAAGAGAAACGAACTATTGTTAATGGCTCAGGCTACTTCAATGGTTGTTGTTGCAAAAGACGGTAACGGTAAGTACTGGTCAATTGGTGTAGAAAAAGGAGCCTTTATGGTTTCTGGTTCTGCAACTTCAGGCACGTCTTACGGCGATAGAAACGGATACGAGATTGTACTAGGAGGTCTAGAGGCTTCACCAATCTTTGAAGTTACATCTACTATCGTAGAAGCGTAATTCAAACTTTCTATAAACTTAAAGGGTATCTATTAATTTAGGTACCCTTTTTTGTTATTTACAACTTTACTAGTTTCTATATTTAATAGTATAGACGTTAAAAATAGTCAACTATATGACTTTAGAAGTACCAGAAAGTAATTTAACACGTGAATTTAGTTCAAATCTTGCAAACCTAGCAGTAGGTTCTTATACATTTACACTAACTTCACAGTATTCACATCAACCATTACCGCTTGATGCTACTTTACTTTTATCAAACGCAAGGTATAGTACGTTTAGAGTAACCTTTCCAGTAGGCTTTGGTGATGCCCATAAAAATGGAATATATAATTATGATATTAGTGTATCAGGTACATCACTAGAAAAAGGTTTAGTTAAAATCATAACAGAACCTGGAGGTGGACTTGGAACTACAAATTATACAAGTACACCAGCAACAGAAGAAAGAGTAGCAGATGTATTCTTTCGACCAAATTATTAAGATAAGATATGAGAAGTACTCCAGAAGGTATTTATGCAATTAACGGCTCACAGTTTCAAGCTGTAGACGTACCAACAATACACGAAGTACGTGGTAAAGATTATATGTACTACGGTGAAAGGAATCTATTCCCTGCTCAATTAATCGAGTTATACGATACATCAGCAATGCATCACACTTGTATTACTGCAATTACCGCAGGTATTACAGGAGATGGTATTGAAATTATCGGTGATGAGTACATTAATGAAAAAGGTGAGACTATTGATGAGGTTTTTGAAAAGATCTCATTAGATTACACACTTTATGCAGGTTATGCTATCAATGTAATATGGAATAAGGAACGTACTAAGATTTCTGAGATTTACCACTTACCTTTTAACAATGTAAGGTCTGGTAAACCAGATGAACAAGATGAAGTTAAAGAGTATATGTACTCAGCAGACTGGTCGAATCTAAGAAAGTACCCTTACGAAACCTACAGAGCATTTGATGCTACTGATAATAAAGGTGATAATGCTTCACAGATCTATTACTGCTATGGTTACACACCTGGAAATCAGGTTTACCCTCTTCCAGAATACGTAGCGGCAATGTCGGATATTTCATTAGATGCACAAATCTCGCGTTTCCACGCAAATAATATAGCTAACGGTTTGGCACCCAGCATGATACTGAAATTTCGTAATGGCGTGCCGAGTCCAGAAGAACGCAGAGATGTGTACAAAGAAATTGAAAGAACGTTTACAGGAACTGAAAATGCAGGTCGTTTCTTTTTAACATTC